CACTATATTAGGTGACGAGGATTTAAGGCGAATCTTTAAGCAGATACCTTTAAAAATGACTGAAAAGATATTAGTTGCTGCTGGTCGAAGGGCTGCAAAACCTTTTCTATCTGCCGCCAAAGTTCGGGCTAGAATGACCTCAAAAAGACTTGCTAGAAGTATTGGTGTTAAAAGGTCAAAGAAATATAGAGGTGCGGTGTTCGCAGGGGTTCGTAGAGGCAAGAAACAAGCTCATAACCTATCTTTTATAGCTCACTGGATAGAGGAAGGCACTAAGGGAATAAAACGCAAACGATCAGCATCTAATGAATCAAGACCTAATAACCCGGCATTTAGTTGGATGTATCACATAAAAAAAGGCGGTAGGTTTAGAGACGATCAACCGGCACAGCCTTTTTTAGCTCCAGCATGGTCAGCAACAGATGAGATGGTAGAAAAAGAATATAAGAAACAGATAATATTTGAGATTCACAGGATAATAGCTAAAAATAATAATTTCAAGCTGAAACAAATATGAGCATAGGAACTTCAATATATAATATTTTATTTACTGATTCCGGTATTACTTCGCTGGTAGCTAATCAGATTTATCCTAACTATGCTACACAGGGTAAGCAAATGCCAATGATTGTATATGTTATATTGTCAAGTGATCCAGAAGATACAAAAGACCTGACTGGAGATATTGAAGATATACGTGTTCAGATAAATGTATTAGCACGTACGTATGCAAGTATTGAGGCCATATCTGATGCAGTGAAAACGAGACTTAATCGATTTTCTGGATTTAACAGTGGGGTTACCTTTCAAACGATAACTTATAATGGTTATTTAGATGTACCAGCGGAATTAGATGATATTTACCAAAGGGCTATTGATTTTAAATTTAGGAGATATATATGAAAATCGTATTAAGAAGAGATTACACATTACACAAGCCATTTAAAAAAGGTACTATCATTCCGGTATCAAATGAATTAGGCAAAGAGCTTATCAAGAAAAGGGTAGCAAAAGAATTTAAAGAGACTAAATTGGCATCTCTATTTATTAAAAAAAAGCCAGTAAAATATGAAACGAAAGACGAATACTTAAATAGATAATTATGGCAACAACAGGAATTTTGAACGGAACGGCTTTACTGATGTATGTTGGTGGTGTAGCTGTTAGCCATTCTACAAACTTTACTCTAAACTTAAATCACTCCGTAAGGGACGCAACTACTAAAGATAGTTCTGGATGGAGAGACGTATTAGAAGGGTTAAGAGACTGGACAATGGACGGGGAAGCAATGATGGCATTTGATGCTACATTGAGCTTTTCAGATTTATTTGCTTACTATACAGGAAGAACAAAAATCACTGTATTGTTTTCAACAGAAGTCAGCGGTGATGACTATTATACAGGATCAGCTTATATCGGATCGATGTCAAAGACTGCCGGAGTTGAAGAATCTGTAACTTTTAGCTTTTCACTAGAAGGTACTGGAGCATTAACCGAAGGACAACAAACATAATAAACACAATCACACAATGGAAATTAAAATTAAGATCAGATTTAAAGAAAAAGGATTCTTCCGAACAAAAGAAGTTCAACGACATATAGGATTTCGCTTTGATATGCTTTCATGGTGGAAATTGTGTGATGTGAACAGTATGGAGTTAGGCGGGCTTGCTGAAATGGATAGAGGCGACTTAGTGAGACAAATGGTTTATGCGGCCCACTACTCCTACTGTATTGAACAGAAAACGATCATTGAATATACAGAAGATGAATGTAAGGCGTGGTTCGATCAGTTTACTTTAATTGATGGTGAGAATTTTGCAAATGGTATGATGCAATCACAGATACACGGGAAAACAGTTCAGGAGCATGGAGAACAGGTAGAAAAAAAGTAGGTTGGGATGACATTAAGGCGTTTGCTTTTGGAGCTTTGGGATTATCCCCTGACAATTTTTGGCGAATGTCCTGGTCTGATTATAACTTAAAATGTATAGGCTATTTGGAAAGCGAACAACAAAAGACTAGGGGAGAATGGGAGAGAACGAGATGGCAGACGCTTTATTTTATAAACACCCAGATTAAACGCCCGATCCGTGATCCTAAAAAACTAATCCGCTTTGCATGGGAGAAAGTTATCGGAAGCGATTTTATGAGCAATGAACAATTTGACAAACTAAGGAACAAATGGCGCAGGTAGCAGGTTTAATGGTTAAGATACAGGCCGACACAAAAGGGCTTGCGAATGGATTAAATAAGGCCAATAAGCAGATGAGTGGTTTTAAGAAAACTGCTAATGGGATGGCTAGTTCTCTTGGTTTGGCTTTTGGTGCTTATGCTATTGGTGGAGTTATCAGAAATGCCATTAAGTTAAATATTGATTTTGAGAAGTCGATGGCAGATGTTCGGGCTGTATCACGTGCTACTGTCCCTGAAATGGATAAGTTAACAAAGTTAGCAGTCGAATTAGGAAGGTCTACTGAGTTTACAGCCTTACAAATAGCACAGCTTGAGAAAAACTTTGCAAAATTAGGACTTACAACTAATGATATTGTTAACTTAGCAGGTGCTACATTAGACCTTGCAACGGCAACAGGTGAAGATTTAGCAGAATCAGGACGTATTGCTGTTGCTGTTTTAAATTCCTTTAATGCAGAAGCAAAAGATGGTAGAAAATTTATGGATGTTATGGCAGCATCATTTTCATCATCTGCTTTAGATTTAGAAAAATTTAGTTCTGCAATGTCAAATGTAGGTGCAACGGCAAATGCTTTTCATTGGTCGATAGAAAAAACAACGGCAATGCTTGGTATATTAGCAGATAATAATATCGAAGCTAGTAAGTCAGGTACAGATTTAAGAAAGATAATCGCTGATCTCGCTAAAAACGGAATGACACTCGAGGAGGCACTTGGTAAAATTAGTAAATCAACTAATAAAGTTGCAACAGCTCAGGAAATGTTCGGACAGCGTTCTTTTACGAGTGCTATTATATTGGCTAATAATTCTGATAAACTAAGAGAATATATAATAGAGTTAGAAAAAGCCGAAGGTTCATTGGGGCGTATGGCAACGATCCAACGTGGTACGTTCTCTGTTAGTTTAGATAAACTAGCTTCAGCGTGGGATGGATTAATGATTTCAATGAGTGAGGGTAATGGTATTTTAAAAATTGCAGTGGATTATATTGCGGATTTAATTACTGGAATAAACACATTAACGTCTCTTGGTGGAATTGGTTCACTATTAATTCCTGGTAGGGCTGGTCGTGTATTAGAAAGACAATCCGAAGAGGCTAAGAGATTTCAGGGTGTATGGCAAAAAGTATTCGATGAATTAAAAGCAGGCTCTCAAGAATTAGGTATATCTTTTGAACAGTATTTAGGAGATAATTTAAAAAATCTTGATGCTTCAATGCGTCAACTTGGAGATCGGGGAGATGTTATAGATGCCTTAAAAGTTATTAAGGATGGATTATTAAGCGTTGGCAAGGCAGCAAAAAAAGCTGGTAAAGAGCTAGTAATACAAATAGATACATTAGCATCATTAGAAGAAGCTATAAAGGCTAATAATGATTTAATTAATGAAGGAAGCCCATCTGCAAAACAGCTTGTAATAGATAATAGATTATTAACAGAAAAAATAAGATTATTAAAAGTAGAATATGGTCTTATCCGTGATTCAAAACTTACGCAGCTAGAAGATTTAAAAACAGGAAGTACTACATTAGATGGTGGTGTTGGTGAAGTTGTTGGGGTTAATATCGCACCTAGAGATTATACAGATCAATTTGAAGCATTAGAAACGAGTTGGGCAGAGGCAGCAGATAGAATGAAAAAGGTATCACTTGATATGAGTAATGTAATATCAGGAGCTTTTCAAGATATGGCGAACACTGTCGCCACTGCTTTATCGGCTGTTATATCAGGATCAGCGGACACGGGAGATATATTAAATGCTATTCTTGGAGTTATAGCAAGATTTCTAAAAGCGTTAGGTGCTGCAATGATCGCAGCGGGTACAGCATCAGAAGCGTTCAAAGATTTATTAGGATCAGGACCAGCGGCTATTGCAGCCGGTATTGCTTTGGTGATTTTATCAGGTGTTGTTAGTTCAATGCTTAAAAAAGGACCATCTTCATTCGCTGAGGGTGGCATTGTCACTGGTCCGACTTTGGCAATGGTAGGTGATAACCGTTCAGGAACGGAAGCAATAATCCCACTAGAGAAATTCGGACAAGTGTTCGGTGAAAGTAATAGTTCATCACAGCCGGTAGTATTAGACACGGTAATAAAAGGTGGTGATCTTTGGTTGCTACAAAAAAGATACGGTCAGAAATTAGACAGATATACATAATGGCATTCGGTGAAAAATATAGGTTAGAATATAAAGACTATTTCGATAATAGCTGGAAGGTATCTCTATATAATGAAGGGTGGGCCGGTGCTGTAACTTCTGTTATCGGTGGCATTAATCCCTTTGAAATACATTATCTATCTAACGGTAATGACCTTTCACAGACCATTATAGGCAGTGAGGCAACGATAAGCATTATAAGTGAGACTAACGAGCAGTTTTCAGACATATGGACTTCTAAGGTTAAAGATTGGTTGGTGGTAGCTAGCAAGGGCGGCTCAGAGATGTGGCGTGGTTATATTGATACTGAAGAATATTCAGAACCTTTATTATATCCACCTTATGAATCTGTTTTTAAATGCTTCGACGGTATTGGGGTTTTAAAAACAACAGACCTGACTGATACACTTACATTTGTACCACATATATTATTAAAAAACTGGATAGGTGTAATATTAGAAGATACAGACTTTCAGCTTGATTATTGGATCGCTGTTGATATTTTAAATGATAAGATAACAACAAGATTGTTTGATCAGACATATATCGATTACAGGGCATTCCAAAAGAAGGGTGCTGAGTTTTTAGATAACTATACAATATTAGAATATATACTTAGTGCTTTACAGGCTCGTATATATCAAGATTCCGGTAAGTGGATTATTGAAAGGATTTATTATAAATCTTCTGATTCGATAGTCTTTGAGAAATATAATTATCAGGCAGTACATCAATCACAGGAAACTATAAATAAAAGAATATCACTAACATCTTCGACGGGTTCTCCGTTATGTGTATGGGAAGGGCAAACACAACAGTTAGAGATAATTCCAGCGTGGAAAAATTATACATTAAAACTAGACAACGAACAAAGAAAAAACATTTTAAATACTACTAATTGGGATGGTGAGTTTAATGATGGCGAGTTTCTTGCTGGATTCTTAAAGTATTGGGATAAGGTAGGAACTATATCCTATTCACATATCACTGGAGGTAAAACATTAAGAATTTCAGGCGGTCAGGCAGGCGTTCCTATCGCTAACTATTTAAAATCTACTGAGGTGAATGTTGTCGGTGATACTGATAACCCTGTTCTTATTGGTTTGGATGGTGCTTCTTCTGGATATTTAGCATTTAAAGTTTATTTAACATTATCACCTGATTTTCCTTATGGCAATCCTAATAGTGGTGATTTTTATTTCGGTTTAGAATGTAAATTTAATAATTCATGTGTAAGTAACGGACAACCTACATGGATTTATCCACCTCCACTGAACAGTATAGGTGTAACATCAGATACAGATCCTACCATACCATGTCAATTGGGTGGAACTAATGCAACTATTTACTATTATACTGATAACGGAGAATATTGGCATAATACAGCATCTTATAGTTTAGGTGGAGCCGGAAGG